GGACTTAAGAAGATAAAAACCTATATGTCTTCCTTGGCGGGAGATACTGAAAAAGAAAAACTCCTATTGGAGTTCCTTAATACAGCATTAAGGACAGATGCACAAGGGAACCTAAACCCACGAGAGGTGCGCAAGTTAGGCACGCTAAGGCAAAAGGCTAACAGTGCCCTCTTTGATGAGGGTATGGAGATCATAGAGAACGCTATCGTAGATATACGTACGAGTATGTATATACGTGGGTATAAGTTGGTCAAATTTGAGAATGGTATAGAAAAAAGAGTAAACTTCAACTTCTCTATTGATTAGCGGTAAGCCACTGCGGACGATTATTAGATACCCTGCCCTTAGCGTCGTTGGTATTAAGGGGACGCCCATAAGAGCCCCCCTAAGGCAGGGTTTTAAATAACCTTTAAAAACGATTTAAAATGAAAGAAAAACCAACACATTACTATTGCTTTTTTGGCAATGGAACGCAAACAAAAAATAAGTTACAAGCTGAATTTTCCGAATTTCTAAGAGGAATGGAAGGAGAATTATATCAAGCCGCTAATTTAGATGTAATAAAGAGATACATCATTGAAAAAGCCAAAGAGTTAAACAAAAAGTACCCCCGATGTAAGGCTTTAGATGTTTCTTTTGAACAATACTCAAAAGAGAATTACATTCACTATCTATGTGGTATTGAGTTTAATGCATTTCGGCTAATACCTGCTTATCTTATTGAACTTGAAAACGATTTAAAATGAAAAAAATAGCAACGTTTTTAATATTGTCACTTGTATCTATTTCCTGTGATGATAGATGCTCTAAAAAAGACCCAGAAGATGATATAAAAGTAATGATAGGTTATGTGGTAGATAAGGAACTTATACCAGCTCATAGAACATCTCATTTTGTAGGAAAGGTTCGCTCAAGTAGATATCATCCTGAAAAGTATTATATATATGTAGCTAATAAAGAAGGTACTGTAAAAATTAGAGTTTTTGAAGAAGACTATAAAGAGTACAATGCAGGTGATTATATAAGAATAAAATTTAAAGATCAGTATTATGATTAGCACACGACAACTAAAGATCCTACAAAGCCTCTTAGGAAAGAAGTTTAAGGATAGAGACGAACGGCTGGCTTTCCTATCGGACTTTGTTTTTAGAGAGCTGGGATCGAGCAAGGAACTAACCGAAGGCGAAGCTTTTGAGATATTAGACTGGCTGAAGTATAACTACAGCAAGGAGGCGTACTTTGATAGCCATAACGCACAACACCTTAGCTTGTTAGCTAAGTGCCACGAATTGGGGTGGATACGGGAGGATAATCCTAAGATTCCGGACCTTGGAAGATTGGGTAAGTTTCTGCTAAGTAAGAGGTGCCCCGTACAAAAGTCCTTAAAGGAAATGACGAATAAGGAAGTCAGTAAGGTAATAGTAGCCTTGGAGAAAATAATTGAGAAACGATATCAATATGAAAAGAAGTGACAAACGACAGGTGACCAGTGACAAATGCCCTCACAAGCACCAAGTATTACGCACAATAGGAGGGTATTGTACCGTAGCGATAACTGCTGTATTTTGCCAAGATTGTGGGAAACAATTAACAAAAACAAAAGTAGAAGTATAACATATAACAATATAAAAATGAATAAACAAGATGTAATAGAAGAGTTTAAAAAAGTTATCAAAGCACTTAAAGAAGTTAAAAAGAATACTATTTTAGCCAAGGTGTTAATACTAAATGTCTCTTTAGACCTCTCCTCGGGAGAGGTAGAGGATACAGATATAGAACCTTTTGTTAAAGAAATAACAGAGTTAATAGAAGGAATAACTATCTTATGGACAGATAATTAAATTTCGGAAAATGACCTATATAGTAACCATACGCAGTTGTGCCGTTGTGCTAAAGCTGACCTATAAAGGAGGAAAGTTCCAAAAAATGGAAGTCAAAAAAGGCACATTGGAGGGCGAGCGCCTCAAGCAAATAGGGCTATTGGTTCCTCCCTTGGAAAACCTTATAGAGGAATGGCAAGGGACTTGGGGTGATAGAGTTACCTACCGAGAGGAAGAGGCGAACCCGCCGAGCTTATACGCCTTGTTTTTGGACGAGTGGTTTGCCTTCTATCATAGACAATTTGGTTTGTCCCCAAAATTCACGGGTGCGGACGGCAAGGCGCTCAAGCAGATTATCACCTACCTTACGAATAATTCAGCCGATGAGCAGGAAGCCCTTGCCACGTGGCTGTATTTATTGCAACACTGGGGGCAGTTGGACGAGTTCCACCAAAGGAATACCGATTTGAAATATATCAATTCACAACTTAATAAGATATTACAAAATGCAAAACGAGGTAATAGTCGCACCAAGCCAACAGTTAGCGACGATTTCAAACGAGAAGTTCTTAGAGGTCTATTCTCCGAATAACTGTCTGATGCACAGTACGGGAATTAAGGGAGTGAGTGATGCTTTGAGTAGACAGACCCTGAGCTTAGTTCAGATAAAGAAAAGTAAAGGAGAGGCATTTCTAAGGAGCTATATTAGCCTGTGGCTGATCTACCTCAATGAGTTATTGAACTTGAATAAGCCTCTTACAGAGGCGCAGATACGGCTATGTGCCGAGCAGATCATGGCAGATTATCATCACCTAAAGATATCTGAACTTTCGCTTATCTTCAAGAGAATTG